GGCATGCCGATCGCGCCCTGACGCATGGCCGCGCCGGCTGCGGCCTCGACCTTGGCCTGCTGCGAGCTGGCGCGCAGCGCGACGCCCTCGGCGTCGGGCATGCCGACGAAGTCGAGAATGTCGGTCAGGTCGAGCCCGAGGTCGTTCTGAATGCCCGCAATCGTCCACGCCTCGACCGGGTCGAGTTCGTCGATCGGTGACCACGTCGGCTCGGGGTTGTCGAGCCCGAGCAGCTCGCCGAGCCCGCGCCAAACGGGCGTGCTCGCGTCCTGGAACTTGTGGATGCGCGCCCGGCGTCGCGCGTTGAGCACGCGCAGCGACTGGCCGCTTGGGACGTCGCCCGACATCTGCGTGAAGTAGTACGCCGGGATTCCCGCGACACGTCCGACCTTGAGCGCGAGGCCGTCCTGCATCTTGAGCAGCCGGGTCAGGTCGGGCGGGTCGAGCTGCCCGAACGGGCCTTCGCTCGACGTCGCGAAGATGCGCTGTTCGGTCGGGTCGAAGGCTTTCGTCGGCGCGACCTGCTGCGTGGTCGGCGCGCTCGGGTCGGGCCCGAGGTAGGGGTTCACGGGGACCTGGCTGCCGCCGTTCGCGTCGTACTTGAGCAGGTACCAGAATGGGCGGCTGTACGCCTCGGCTGTGACGACCATGTCGGCTACGGACTTGTTCAGCGCGTCCTGCAGGGGGATCACGTTCGCGAGGATGCTGTTCCCGTACGAGTCGACGTCGGTCGCGTCGAGCCGCCACCAGCACGCCGGCGTCGTGCCGTACATGTGCTTGATGATCGCTCCGCCGTCGCCGTCGGTACCGTCGTACGGCTGCCAGGCGGTCGCGTCGGTGGGGAACGCGCTCGGCACGGACCTGCTCGCGCTGCCGAGCGGCGTGGTCATCGCGTCGTTGGTGATCCACCGCTCAGCGTGGTCGGGGTACAGCATGAACGCGCGCCCGTAGCCTGTGCGACGGTCGACCCAGTGCTTGACGAGGTAGGCGAGTTGCGAGGGGTCGTCGTCGGCCACGATCGGGATCGCGTCCTGAGCCTTGACGTACGTCGGGACGTCGATGCCCTTGCGGTTCTTCCACACGATCGCGTACGAGTCGCCGGAGCGCCACGCCTCGTCATGCACGAGCGTCGCCAGGCGCGACAGCCCGGCGTCGACAGCAGCTTTGTCGTCCGAGCCCCAGTCGTCGAAGCTCAGGTCGTCGGTGAACGCGCTCACGACGCCCGGGCAGAGGTTCTCACGCAGCGACAGCACGATCTGCCCGTAGCGGCGTTCCCAGTCGCGAGAGGCGAACTTGAGCTGATGCCGCCCGGCGGCGTAGTCGGCGTACAGCCGGTAGTCGGGGCGTAGGCCCGTCTCGACAGCGAGAGCTAGCGCGTAAGCCAAGTCTGCGACGGGCACGGGTTCCCTCCCGGGGTTCGGACGAGGCCGAGCATATCGCGCGAAGGCGCTCAGCCGATGTTGTAGACACGCGAAGGTGCGACGGCTGCTGTTCCGAGGTACAGGTCGGTCAGCGCTTGAGTCATCGGGTCGACCTGGTCGTCATGGATTCCAGACGGGAACCGAGACACCTCGTCGATGAACACGTCGGCCCACGGTGCGACGTCGGGAGCGGGTACGAACACGTTCCCGGCCTCGACGAACGGCGCGACCACGGACGCCCGGACGACCTTCGACTCGGTCGGTGTGATGGGCACGAACCCGGGCACGGTCGAGCGCAGCGACGACAGCACCGCGGAACCGTTCGCCTTGTCCTCAACGAGTTTCCGCACGGCCTGCGGCCACTTCTCGGCGAGCGCCCGCACCTGCCGGAGCTGCTCGGGAAACTCCCACTGACCGCGTACCTGGTCGACGAGGAACACGTGCGCGCCCCGCTTCGCCCACACCTGACCGACCGTCCAGTCAATCTTGTCGCCTGTCTTCGCCGCGCCGGCACCGACGCCGACGCCCTTGAATGTGAGGTCCCACGAACAGATGACCTTGTCGAACCCAGTCAGCCAATACCGCCCGTCGACGTCGCGAGTCACCGGAAGCGCGGTCCACCGCTGCCACCACTCGCGCTTGAAAATGTCGCCCGACGCAGCGACCGGGTCGCCCTGATACTGCGCCTGCCACGTCGCCGACCCGACCTCACGCTTGCGCTCGTCCCACTGCGCCGCGGTACGCCCTCGGGTGCTAACCATGTACTGACCCTCGGCACGCCCGAGCGGGTCGTTCTCGGGGTCGACGCATTGCGCCGCAATGTTGAGCACCGTCCAGCGCCCGGGATCGTTCAGCATGAGCCGACCGGCGAGGTCGTCGTCGTGCCATCGGGTCATGATGACCACCGCGGACGCCTCGGGTGCGAGTCGTGTGACTAGCTGCGCTTCCCACCAATCCCAGACGCGTTCGCGGTAGATAGGCGAGTCGGCTTCGGCCTTCGACTTGATGGGGTCGTCAACAATGAGCAGGTCGGCGGCGTGACCGACGACGCCCGAGCCGACACCGACAGCGCGGACGCCGCCGATGTGGTTGTCGAGTCGCCAGTCGGAGCGGGATCGGTTGTCGAGCGCGAGGCGCAGCCCGAGCTTCGGCTGCACCCGGATCGCGCCACGGATCGACGCCGCGTTCCGCGAGGCGAGGTCCTGACCGTATGAGCCGAGGATCACGCGAGACATCGGGTTCAGCTTGAGCGCCCACAGCGGGAAGTCGCGCGAGACGCGCTGCGACTTACCTTCCTGCGGCGGCATGGACAGGATGAGCCGGCTCGACGGGGTCGTCGCGACCCGCACGAGGTGCTCGTCGATCAGGTCGAGCGCCGGTGTCTGCACGACGTTGGGGAACACCCATTGAGCCATCGCGCCGGGCGACGCGATGGCTCGAAGCTGGTCGGCGACGAGCTCCCAAGCGACTGTCACAGGTGCCACCACCTACGCCACAAGGCGCACGGTCCCGGGTGCGCGTACGAGCGGGTACACCACCATGGCCAGCGGTAGTGCGTGTGACCACAGACACGGTAGAACGCGAGCGGGTCGGTCATCCTGCGCGCGCCTCAAGCTGCCGACCACTGTCCGGTCGGATGAGGTTCCGGGCCTCAAGCTCGGCGACGATCGCAGCCGGCGCGGCGACGCGCTGCTCTGGCGTGTAGCGCAGCCGGTCGGCGAGCGCGAGGACAACGTTCACGACCTGCGCCGCGATGTCACGTTCGAGGCTGCCGGCGATCGATCCGGCGGCGTCGGCGAGTGCGCGGCTATTGCGTTCGAGCCCGAGCAGACGCGACCGCTCGCGGATCAGGCGAAGCGTGGTCCTGACCGCCTCAAGCTGGTCCTCGGCGCCCGGGTCGCGGGCCTTGTCCCACACCGACGTCTGCAGCGCGTCAAGCCGGTCGACCTCCTGCGCGCGCAGCACCTCGACGTCCTGCTGTGTCTCGGCGGCGCGCTTGTCGAGGTAGCGCTGCACCGCGTTGTGCGCGGCCTGCACCGACGGGAACCCTGCGCCTTGCGCCACAAGCTCCCACGACAGCCCGGCACGGCGCAGCTCGATAGCGCGTGAAATGCGGTACTGCCTGTTGAGGCTGTTCGGCTTGGTCGTCTCGACGGTGCCGTCGGCGCGGTAGGGCATCGGAATCACTCTCTCGACGGGTCGTCGGTCGTCGGGCCGGTGTGTGTGTACCGAGGCTCGAACGCGGCTTCGGGCGACCGCACAGGCGCGGCGAGCCGACCAACAGGCTCGACGGGCACGTACGTCGGCTCGGGCAGGTTCTCCGCGAGAATGCGCCCGGTCGTGTCGTGGTCGTAATCGGTCACAGCCGGTCCGGCCTCGGCAGGCGCGAGAGTGTGACCGCGGCGTCGCTCGGTGTCTTGTTGTTGCGGGCAAAGTCGAGCAGTAGCCGCTCGATAAGGGTCGTCGTCGACACGCCGAGCGGCACGAGCGCCGCGCGGACCTGCGCGAGCACAACCGGGTCGAGCCGGAAGCTCACCTGTTTACGTCGGCCCGTCTGCAGCCGATCCGCTAGTACGCTCACGCGTCAAAGTGTAGGACATGTACCACGCCGGCGTCCTCGTGCGCCGCGCCGGGTGTGACCGTGACGGGCGCGCCGCCGATCGTCCGAGTGTGTGCGGGCCCGCGGTACGGCATGGGTCGCCTGTTGTCGAGCGCGAGCACGAGCCCGATGCCGAGCGCGAGCGTGACCGCTGCGCCTTCGCCGGCGCCCATGACTGTGAGCTGCGCGTCACCGACCGCGCCCGAGGTCGCGCTGCCCGCACCGGTGCCGATGCGCAGCGTCGACGACGTGCCGGTCGCGCCCGAGGTTGCCGACCCGGCGCCCGAGCCGTACACCGTGACCTGCGCCGCGCCTGTCGCGCTCGACGTCGCCGAGCCGGCGCCTGTGCCCGTGATGGTCTGCGGGCCCGAGGTCGCGGTGCCTGTGCCTGTAGCGCTCGACGTCGCACTTGCCGTTCCGCTGCCTCGTACGATCACGTACGACGTGCCTGTCGCGCCCGAGGTCATCGAGCCCGCGCCCGACGCCTGCACGAGCACACGGCCCGAGCCCGTCGCCGTCGACGTCGCGCTGCCCGTGCCTGTGTGCGTGCCGCCTACGCTGCCCGCGCCCGTGGCACTCGACACGGCTGACCCGGTGCCCGAGCCGAGCACGACGACCTGTGACGCGCCGGCTGCGCCCGAGGTCGCGCCCGCGGTTCCGCTGCCTTGTACGAGCACGTACGACGTGCCTATCGCGCCCGAGGTTGCGCCCGCGGTTCCGCTGCCTGTCTTCGTCGCGTAGCCGGTGCCTGTCGCCGTCGAGGTTGCGCTTGCGGTTCCGCTGCCCGACACGATGGCGAACGACGTCCCGCTGCCTGTCGCCGTCGAGGTTGCGCTTGCGGTTCCGCTGCCCTGCACGAGCACGAACGCCGAGCCTGTCGCCGTCGAGGTCGAGCTTGCTGTTCCGCTGCCTTGCACGAGCACCTGCGCCGACCCGGTAGCGCCCGAGACTGCGCTGCCTGTGCCCGAGCCACTCTGCCCGGTCGACGCTGGCGTGTAGTTCACGACCACGCCGACCGCGTCGACGTTCATCGTCGAGCTCGTCGTGCCCGAGTGCGTGCCGGTCACGCGAATGGTCAGGTTCGCGAGGTTCGCCCAGGTGACGCCCGTGAACGTGAACGCCTGCGCGTTTGTCGTCGTCGTGGTCAGCGTCATCGTCTGCGAGGTGCCGACCTGGGTCGAGCCGTCGAACAGGCCGACGGTCATCGAGGTCCACCGTGCGACGGTCGCGACGTAGCCGTACACTGTCACGTCGACGCGGTTCACGCTCGCCGGCGTCGCGCCGATAGCTGTCTGCGCGCCGTACCCAGCACAGTTGATCGTGCCGACGCCGCCCGACGCCGCGTTCGTGAACACGGCACGGGCGGCGTTCGGCGCTCCGGTCGCGTTCGTGACCGTGGTCCACGTCGAGCCGGTCGTCGACGGCGTGCCCGAGGCGTACAGCGTCGAGGTGTTCGAGCTGCCGTCGTTCGGCAGAATCTCAAGCGCGGCGATCGAGTACGTCTGCCCGGTTGGCGTGACCATGGCGACCGTCTTCGCGCCTGTGGCTCCGGCGTCCGGGTAGTACCACGAATAGGCCGCGTACGTCGCCCCGTCGCCGCGAAGCGCACCATCCTCGTACACGCCGCCCTGCGTCGGGGTCGTGCCGTTGACCGCGGCGTAGGTCCACGTCGCGCTGTTCACGGCTGCCCAGTCACCGACCATGGCCGTGATCGCGCTGTTCGCCGCGGTCGTGGTCAGCGACACGGTCGGCACCCCGCCGGTCACCTGCGCCTTGTTGGTCGCGCCGGGCCCCGAGCTGCCGCGCCAGACCTGCCAGGTGAACCCCCACTCAGGCGTCGTGCCGCCGGTCGCCGGAACGCTGACGGTCGGACTCTCCGCGGTCGCTACCTGCGCGGCCCACATCCACAGCCCGCACGTGCTGGCGATCGTGCTCGACTGTTTGAGCGAGAACGTCGCGCCGGTAAGCCCGGTCGGGGTGCCGAGGATGAGCGGGTTCGATGCGCCGTAGTCGGCGCTGCCGCCCTTGACGATCACCCAGTCGCCGACCTGCACAGCGCCGATGGCTGCTGTCTTCGACGTGAGGCCGCTCGTGTTGAGGACGGTCGAGCCGTGCGCGACAAGCGTCGGTGCTGCGACCACGGGTCAGCCCGCCCTTCCGACGACTAGTTCATCGAGAGCACGATGCCGCCGGCGGGGATCGTGAACGTGTCGCCGGCGTTGACCGTGGCAGCGCCGCCGGTCCTCGGGATGTACCACAGGCGCTTCGGGGTGCCGTCGCTCGTCCAGATTTCCCAGCCGACGACAGAGCAGGCGGGCATGCCCGGGAAGCTCAGCGATGCCGCGTGTGTCTGCGATCCCGCTGCGCTCGCGCTGAGCGTCAGCGTCTGCGATGCGTACGAGCCGCCGGTGACCTCGGTGCCGGCTGCCGCGTCCGTGCCGGCGACCGTGCAGAGCCTGACCTTGAGCGGCCCGGTCAGCGTCGGCGCGAGTCCTGCGAGGAAGTCGAGCGCGAGCAGCTCGCCTGTGTCCGTGAGCTCGTTCGCCATGGTCTGCGCCTCCCGAGTGGCTTGTGATTACACGACCGCAGGCTACACCCCGAGAGCGGTCACAGCGGGTCAGGCGTGCGCGTCGTTCCTGGCGCGTCCTGGCGTCGCTGGTGACCACTCCCGGGCACTTGACACCGTCACTCGGCGTCCTGCCAGAACGTCGACGGCTCGGTCGGCTCGATCACGACCGGGATCGCGCTGCCGTCGGTCATGATGAGCGACCGCCCCATCGCGTACCGCAACACCTGCGCCGCGTAGTCGGCGAGTCCCTCGGGCACCATGAGGATGACCTCGTCGTGCACCGGAATCACGAGCACACCGGGCAGGTACTCGTCGATCGTGAGCAGCGCGTCGACGAACAGCTCGCGGGCGCTCGATTGGATCACGTAGTTAGGCGCCTTGTGGCTTTCGGTGCGTGGGAACCATGTCCTGCGCCCGCTGTGGTGCTCCCAGAACGTTGCGGTTCCGCGCTCGACGGCCTTCGACAGTCCCTTCGACCATGCGGACAGGACGGGGGTCATGCTGTCGAGCGTGTCGATAATCGCCTGCGCGTCGGTGAGCGTGATGCCGAGCGCCCGGGACATGCCCGCCAATCCTTGCCCGTACAGGCGCCCGAACACGGCCCGCTTAACGTGGTAACGGTTCGCCTTCGTGAACGCCGGCCCGTACACCTGCTCGGCGATCAGGCTGTGCAGGTCGAGGCCCTCGCGCAGCATGTCCGCAAGGCCGTAGTCGCTCGACGCCCATGCGGCCTCGCGAACCTCGATGGACGGGAAGTCAGCCGAGACGAACACGAACCCCGGGTCGGCGAGCACCATCGCCCGCACCCCACCGCTGCGCGGGAGCTGCTGAATGTTGGGCCGGCTGGCAGACATGCGCCCGGTAGCGGCGGCGCCTAGCGTGTAAATCGTGGGCCGGATGCGCCCGTCGCCGTGCTCGACCTGCACCGTGAACGGGCGCAGGAACAGCTTGCACAGCGTCTCGTGGTGCCGCTGTTCGAGGACGAGCTGCGCGAGCTCCGCGGCGGGTCCGCCGCTGTTGGCAATCTCGTCGACGACTGCCTTCGCCGTCGACGGCTGCCCGTTCGGGTGCCTTGTGCTCGGCTTGGTGCGCGGCAGGTCCGCACCGGCGGCTGCGAGCGCCGCACCGACCTGTGCGGTGCTGTTCGGGTTCGCGATGCCGTACTTGGCGAGAACACCGTTCAGGCGCAGCACCTCCGCCTCGTGGTCGACTGTCTGGTCGGCGAGCAGGTCGCGGTTCAGGCGCAGCCCGCGCTCGGTGACGCGTGCCGTGATCCGCTGCGCATCCTGCTCGCGTTTGAGCAGCGCCGCGCTCGGCGCGTGCTCGTGCGCCATCATCACGCGCTTGAGCGCCGCGGTGTCGAGGACGTCGCTCGCCGCGTAGGTGACCATGACGTCGCCCGTCTTGTCGACCATCGCCCACCCGTTACGGTTCGCCGGTGTGGTGGCGTCCGTCTCGGTCAGCCACTTGTGCGCCTTGAACAGCTCGCTGCGCGCCTTGTCGGCGTGGTGCGTCTGCGCGTCGTCGCCGAGCACGCGCAGCGCGAGTGGCTTGAGCCCGAGCGCGTCGTCGGCGTCGCCGGCAATGTCGGGCGGGAGCAGCGCTGCGAGGATCGCGGTATCGGCCACCTTCGGCCATAGCGTGTCCGTGTCGATCCCGACCGCGAGCGCGGTCGGCACAATGTCGGCGGACGCCGAGTGTGCCGTGACCTCGGGTACGGCGTCGAGGATGGCGCGCACAAGGTCACGGTGCGCCGACGCGTCGGCGTCGAGGACGACCGCCCATTCGGCGCAGCCGAGCTGCACGGTGCGCAGCGCGTAGTCGGGGTGTCCGATGGGGTAGCCCGACGTTTCGACGTCGATCGTCACACCGTCGAACGCAAGCGAGGCGAGTAGCACCTGCGCCTGGTCGAGTGCGATCCGCTCGACACCGTCGACGCCGCGGCGCACGAGCGCGGGCAGGGTCGAGGATGCCGGCTCGGGCATGGTCGATGGTATCGCCCTCGCGCGAGCGCGCGCCCGCGTAGTTTCCCCCGTATATTTCTCTGTCTTAGAGTCTAGGTTTACTTGGACTGAAATAGGGTCAACATCTGTCACTTGTGTCACTACAGGCTCGGAACCTACACCTGACAAGGGTGAATGGTCGAGTGACGCATTCTCGACGGGGCCGGTCGAAAGCGTCACTAGTGACGCATTATCCGTCACCTTGACAGGCACGTAAGGCTCGCCTTCCTTGACACTGTGCGCCTCACTCTTGACGGTGTCAAGATTAGTGACGGAAAAATGCGTCACTGGGAATTGCGTCACTGGCGAATGCGTCACTACCGAAACGGGGGGTGCGGGGCTTGTAACGGCCTCGCGCGCGCCCGCGCGAGGCTCTTGCGCGACACCGAACGTTGCCGGCGTGAGCGGCGAACCTGCCGCGCCGGGCCCGCGGTACTTGCGTGCGGTCAGCCCGTACTCGCGCACGCCGCCGGTCGTACGGCGCTTGTCGACGCCGAGCTTCGACAGTGCACGCCCGAAGCTGTTCGCCGTTTCGACACGGTTCTCGGGAATGCCCTGCTCGCGTGCGAACGTGCGGAAATCGGCGTACAGCGCCGCGGCGGACGTCCACCCGTCGGGTGTGGTGCGTTCGATCACCCACAGGCTGACGACGTCCTGCTCGGCTGCCATCGTCTCAAGCTGCGCGGCGACACCGGCAGGGTTCTCGCCGCGGGACCTGTCCTCAAGCCACCGGGCTGTGTACGTCATGAGCTGCCCGAGCACGTACGGCGCCTCACTGCGCCACGTCGACGACGCGAGGTCTCCGATCGCGCCGCGGGTCCGGGCAATGTCGCGCAGGTCGCCCGTGCAGGTGACCAGGCGCAGCCGCGAGCGCAGCGCCTCGTCGGTCACCTCGGGTTCGTCGTTGGTGGTCATCGCGAACGTGTGCGTCGGGACGAACGTCACCGGGTTGGCGCGCATCGCGTTCGCGGTCATCGAGCCGCCACCTGTGAGCGACTTGAGCCGTTCCATGCTCGACCGGCCTTTGCGGGGCCCCTCATCAACCCACGCGAAGCGCCTGCCGGCGAGCTGCATGAGCACGCTGGCGTGGTGGTTCTCGTCGCCGAGCAGCCGACGGTCGGCGGCTGTGGCGTAGCCGCGCTCGCCGATGCCGAGGACGTCTGACACGAGCGTCAGCAGCGCAGTCTTGCCCGTGTCCGCGATGCCGTGGAACACGATCAGTGTCTTAGGTGACGCGCCGTGCAGGGTTGAGCCGAGCAGCGTCAGCACCCACTCGCGTTGACCCGGGTCGGGGAACACGCTCGCAACGAACGCATCCCACAGCGGGGTCGGGCCGAGCCGCGGCGCGTACGGTGCGCTTTTGAGGTGCGGGGTGCGCGGGTCGAGGTCCGCACGCACCAGACGCCCGAGCGACGCTGACAGGTCCCACGCTTCGCCGCCGGCCCACAGCACTGTCGGCTCGACGTCGAGGTCGGACATGCGCAGCCCGTGCGGGTAGTCAGGATCGCGGGCATAGGCGACCATCATCGAGGCGGCGGCGCTCGCCCCGGCGGACATGGACAGTCGCCGATAGTTGCGGGCCCGACGGCCTTCGTCGCTGTTCGCGTCCGCGGTCGGGTCACCGTGCAGCGCATCGTCGAGCGCCTTGTTCAGCACCACGCGAGCTCCCGCCTCGGGCGATGTCAGGTCGAGCGACCCGGCCCATTCGCCGGAAGCGCTAAGGGTGAGCCACCGCTGCGCGTCGGTCAGGTAGCGGACACGACCGCGGGTGTGTGCGAGGACGGACGCCGCGAGCTCCCGGTCGGTCCATGCCGGCGCGAGGTCGAGGGGTGCCGACGGTGCGTCCATGCTGACGAGCTGTGCGAGCCGACACGGGTCCGCGAGCGACGGGCCCTCAGGCCATTCGGTCGCGACCTTACGCGCCGCGCCGTCGATCATCACGTCAAACTCGGCGTCGCGGCCTTCGCCGGCGACCGACGCGCACCACACGTCACGCAGCGCGGCGAGCGCGGCCTGCCAGCCCGGGTGACCGGCGGCAGCGGTCGCGACGAACCTGTACGTCAGCGACGTCATGGCGTCATGCCTGCCGCCGGCGCCGGTCGCGGCCATGCGCTGCTGTGCGGTGTAGACCAGCGACGTCGTCTCGGAGCACGGCGCGGTGTCGCCGCGCTGTTCGAGCGCCCAGACGAGGCCGCTGCCCTGCTCTGTGGTTCCGGCGCGCGGCGTTTGCGCCGCGTCTATGACCAGGTACTCAAGCCATGCCGGCGGCAGCGGCGGGAGCTGGTCGATGTGTGGGAACGTCTCTGCCCGGCGCCCGCTCGGGTCATGCCAGCGGTACACGCGCCCGCCGGGATGCACCGACGGGTGCACGATCGCGTAGCGGTGCCTGCGTTGAATCACCTCGATGGCTTCGCCGGCGACGCTTCGGAACGACAGCCCAGCGGGTACCCGGTAGAAACGGATGCACGACGTCGTCGGGCTGTCCTCGGTGCCGCGCGACGTGCTCGTCCATGTGGGCGGCAGCACCCCGCAGGCGTCCTCGATGATCGCGAGCGTCTGCGCGCCCGGCTTGCCGTCATAGTCGTCGACGTCGATGCCGACGACCGTGTCGGGCATTCGCAGCGCGACGTTCGAGTCGCCCGGCCAGGCGCTCGACGCGTACGGGCCGGCGCTCGCCGTCCATCGGGCGATGTCCTCGGGCGTGACGTCCGCGCCGTAGATTCCTGTGAACCCGGCGGGTACAGGTTTCTTGCTGCGCGGCGGCGTCGGCAGGGGGTTCCAACCGTTCGCGAGATACGCCGCCAGAATGTCGACTAGTGCCATGGTGGGGGATTCCTTTCGTGTGCTAACCTGCGTTTGGGGGTTGGTTCGGGTCGGACCAGCTTGTGTGTGCTAGGCCCCGGTAGCCATCAAGGCACCGGGGCCTTCACGCGTCACGAGCATGTGTCACAGACACCGGACAGCGGCATTTCGAGGTGACAGGTCGGGCACACGTTGCCGTGCAGGTGACCTATGTCTTCGGGCACTGCACAGTCGTCGTGAACGTACCCGACGGGCGACTTGACGGCGATCGTCTGACCGGGGCGGATCGTGTCGTGACACGCCACACAGACGCCGTAGAAACGCGCGGTGAACGTCACGACCCTCACCTCGCGGTGTGCCGGTACAAGCCGACGCCGGCGGCGCCGAGCGTGCGGACAAGGTCAGCCCACGGGTTACTGCGCAGCAGCCCGATAGACGACCGAGGCATACGCTCCGACGCTTCACGCAGCACGTCCGTGGCGGTGTAATCGTCGAGCGCGACAGGCTGCGCGAACGCGTCGAGCGGAATGATCCATGAGTGTTCCTGTGCGTAGAACACGCGAGCGTGCAGCCCACAGGTGACCTTGGTGCCGCCGATCGGCTGCGCGACCCATTCGGCATCGGCGAACAGGCAACCGTCGGGCAGGAACGCTGGCATCGGACTCTCGACCTCGACGACCTCGACCTCACCTTGAGGGTCAGGCTTCGCGTACGCCGCGGCAATCTCGGCGACGGCTGCGTTCATCTGTTCGAGCGCGACGACGATCCGCTCGGTGTGCTGCCAGTCGTCGGCATCGTAACGGGTCATGATTCGCTCACCCCGAGCACGACGAGCACCATGCCGAGCGTCCAACCGGCGAGCAGCGAGCAGATGACGATGGCGAGCACGAGCACGAACAGGCGCCGGGTCCGGGAGTTCATCGCGTCACCGTGACCTTGTGGCCGCGGCGGGTACGGACCGGGAAGCGCTGCGATCCGCGCGCCTTGACGTCACGGGCAATCTCGGCATCGAGCAGCCGGCGCGAGCTCGCGACCGACTCGCGCGCCTTCGCGACCTTCGCCGTCTCGTCGGGACGGTATGTGGCGAGCAGCGCGACCTCGCGTTCGTCCCGCTCGTCGACGGCGATGCCGCGGAACAGCGCAGCTTCGGCCTTCGACAGCGCCTCGACGGCGTGCCGCGCGGCGTGCCAGCGTTTCGTGCCGTCGTGGAACCGGGACTCTGCGCCCCTGTGCGTCGTGCTGGCGCAGTCGCACCCGGGCCCCTGGCGCACGGTCTGCGTCGTGTGGTCGATCACGCCGCCCGAGCCGCGCAGCGGCGTCGACAGCACGGCGTCGAACACACGCCCGTCGTACTTCGTGTCTTGCACGTGCAGGAACACGTTCGGCTGCTGGAAGTACCACGCGCCCACGGGCGCGAGGGAGACAAACTGCCAGTCGGTGCCGTCGTGCGTGATGGTGACAGGCCACTCTCGCGCTGCCTTGTCGGCAGCGGCGACCTGTGCGTCGGAACGAAACATCGGGTCGGTCCTCTCGGGTCGGGACGCGTGTGCTGCGCGCCTAAACAGAATCTAACCGCCGGACCTTGACAAAGTCAAGATGTTGACTGTGTCAAGGTTGGGGCCTATGGTGGTTTCTGCCCACACAACGCACCGTACTCTCGAAAGGCCCCGACCATGTATGTCCCCACGACCCCCGAGCTGGCGTCGCTGCTCGAACGGTTCCGCACCACCAAGGCCGCAGCGGAAGCTGCCAAAGAGGACGCCGACGCTGCCCGCGACGCGCTCAAGCTCGCGATGATCGACGCCGCGAGCGCCGACCCGTCACCCACCAACCCGCTCGACGTGTCCGTCGGCCCCATCACGGCGCACCTGACCGTGGTCGAGTCTTGGCGCCTCGACACGGCCCGCATCAAGGCCGAGCAGCCCGAGGTGTACGCCGCCTACGCGAAGCCGTCGACCGCTATCAAGCTTGAGCTCAAGGTCGGCTGACATGACCAAGGTCGTGCATATCGCGATCCCGATCGACGAGAGCCTGCTAGGTGACGTCGACCCGACCGCTCTCCTGCTCAAGGTCGCCGAAGCCGCATACGCTGCCGTCGTCGACTACCTCGCGGTCGGGCAGACGCTGACCGTCGACCTCGACGACCTGTCGAGCGTCCCCCGTGACCTCCCCCCGTTCGCATCGAAGGCAGGTACCAACTAATGGCATCACCACGCACCACCCACACCCGGCAGCTCGTCGTCCGGCTCACGGTCGACACGTCCAACATGCGCGCGCAGCTCGTCGCGCTGCGCGAGGCGCTCGACACGGCCATTGCCGCGCTCGCCCCCTTCGACTCGGTCACCGTGGCCGCTGACGACGAGACGTTACGAGCGACCGAAGGCGTCGCGTTGTCCGACAGCACGCCGCGACGGGCGACGCTGCACCTCGACACGCAGCGCGGTAACGGCTACGTGAGCGAGACCGCCCCCGACGAGCACCGTCACCAGTACGTCGGCGGCTACTGCTCCATCTGTGGACGACTCGCCTCGATGGACGCAACGCGATGACCACCGGACGGCTTGAGGCGTTCCTTGCTCGCGGCGCGACCGACGAGACGACAGCGGTCGCGACGTTCTCGGGCAACACGCCCGAGGCGATCGCGCTCGCGCAGGACTTGCGCGCCGCGGTGCGCTCGACCGTGCTCGGCTCCGACCGCTCGCTGCAGGTTCACCTCGGGCCGTCCGAGATTGGCGAGCCGTGTCACAGGCAGGTCGCCGGCAAGCTGGCGGGGATCGCGCCGACGAACCACGTCAGCGACCCGTGGCCGTCATGGGTCGGCACCGCGTGCCACGCGGCAGCCGCAGACATGCTCGAACGGACCGACCCGGCGCGGTGGTTCACCGAGCGCAAGGTCGTCCCGATCGACGGGCACTCGGGCACCGCTGACCTGTACGACGCGCGGCTGTTCGCGGTCGTCGACCACAAGTTCCTCGGCAAGTCGACGCACGACAAGGTCGTCCGCCAAGGCCCGGGCCGGCGCTACTTCGTGCAGACGCTGCTGTACGGCCTCGGGTACCGCCGCATCGGCGTCCGCGTCGACCGGGTCATGCTCGCCGCGTGGCCGCGCACAGGGTCGAGCGTGTCGGGCCTGTACGTGTGGGATCACGTGCTCACACCTGACGACGACGCGCTGCTCGCGTTCATCATCGGTACCGAGCTGCCCTACCGCAAAGACCTCGCGGCGCTGCTCCGCGCCGGCGCGATCACGCTGCGCGACGTGCCCATCGGGGAGGACAAGCCCGAGTGCTACTTCTGCCCGTTCTACCGCCCAGAGGCCGCACGCGACGCGTCCGTCGCCGGCTGCCCGGGCCCCTAGTTCTGCCCTCGCGCCCCCGCCATGATCGCCGTGGCAGGGTCGCGGGGGTAGCAGTAACCCACCTTGTAACCCTTCACAGAATCGAGTCACAGCATGTCTCAGTACCCGTTCCCGCAGCAGCAGCAGCCCAACCCGTGGGCTCAGCCCGCCGCACCTCAGTACGCCGCGCCCGCTCCCCAGTACGCGCCCCCGGCTCAGCCGCAGTACGCGCCGACGTTCGCTCCCCCGATGCCGCAGGGCTACGGGATGCCGAGCCCGTACGGTCAGCCGTACGGACCCGCACCTGTGGCTCAGCACGTGCCGCCGGGCGACCTCGCTGCGTTCCTCGGCCAGCCGCGGACCGGACGCCCGAAGGCGATCAGCTGGAACGGCGTGCCTCTCGGCACGACCGTCGTCGGCTACGTCGTCGAGGACGTCGGCGACCGCGACATCGTGCCCGACACCGACCCGAAGACGAACCTCGTCAAGACGTGGCGCGATGGCTCCCCGAAGTACGTCCTCGTCGTGACGCTCTCCGTTCAGCCCTCGGCGCTCCACCCCGATGGGAAGGCGTCGCTGTACTGCCGCGGCGACCTGTGGGACAAGCTCAGCGCAGCGATGGCCGCAGCCGGTCGTACCGGTGCGCCCAAGGCTGGGGACATGATCGCCGCGACGCTCACCGAGCGCCGCGCGACGCCGGGCCAGGCCGTGCCCAAGAACCTGTTCACGGTGCAGTACGCGCTCGGGGACGCGGCGTCCCCGCAGCCGCTGCTGCCCTCGCCGCAGGTTCAGCAGTACGCGCCCGCGCCCGAGCCGGCTCAGCAGATGATGCCGCCGGCTGCTCAGGTCCCGGCCCCGGCGCCGCAGTACGCGGCTCCGCAGGCCCCCCTTCCCGCTCAGGCGTTCACGCCGCAGCAGCAGCCCGCGCCGGCCCCGGTCGCCGCGGCTCCGCTGCCGGTGATGTCGCCCGAGCAGGCCGCGCTGCTGGCGCGGATCAAGGGCGTGCAGGCGTAGCGATGTCCCATGCCCTCGGGCTAGTCGCCCCGTCGTCCATCCTCGCGATGGTCGACGGGGCGGCATACGCCGACCCATTCCCCCTCACCACGAACGCCGAGCGCGTCGGCGACAAGAACGACCCTGTCGCCGCGTTCCTCGTCCCCCTGACCTGGCCCAACCTGGTGCAACTCATCCGGACGCTGCCGGGCGCTGTGCTCGACGACGACCTGACCGCGTACCTGCTCGAACAGTCGGCGCTGCGGACCGACCCGTTCGAGCCGCTGAGCTGCTCGATCCCCGACGGCAAGACGCCGTACCCGTGGCAGGCGTCCGCCGCTGCAGGGTTCGCCCGCATCGGCGCGTCGCTGCTGTCCGACGAGCCCGGCACGGGCAAGACGATCAGCGCTCTCCTGTCTCTGGCCGAGCGGCACGCCCGTTCCGGCGACGCGTACCCGGCGCTGGTCGTCTCGTATGCGTCGGTGCTGTCGTCGTGGTACAGCCACGCGCAGGCCTGGCTGCCCGACCGCCACTCGTACGCGTACCGCGGGCCGAAGCGTCACCTGCGACACGCGCCCGACGTCGTCGTCACCTCGTACGACCTCGCGCTGCGCGACGCCGACAAGCTCGGCGCGTACCCGTGGAAGACGCTCGTCCTCGACGAGCACCACGCGGTGAAGAACCGCGACGCGAAGCGCACGCAGGCGCTCACCGTGATCGCGAAGGACATCCCGCTCACCATCGAGCTGAGCGGCACGCCGATCACGCATTCGCCCGACGACATCTTCGCGCCGCTGCGCATGATGGACCACCTCACGTACCCCTCACACGACCGCTACGTCGGGCGGTACCTGCGCACGGTTCCGGTGGACTACGGCGTCGAGGTCGCGGGGTTCTGGCCCGACCGGGTCGACGAGTTCAACTCGTCGCTTGCCGGCGTCTGGCGCAGGGTCACCAAGGCCGACGCGCTGGAGCTGCCGCCGAAGGTGTATTCGGAGCGCGTCGTCGACATGCCGGCCAAGTGGCGGCTCGCGTATAACGCCTTCGCCGCGACGATGAGCGCGTCGCTGCCCGACGACGGTGGCGACCTCGACGTGATGACCGTTCTCGGTCAGCTCACGGCACTCATGGCGATGACCTCCGCGCCCTGCACGGTCGAGTACACGCCGAACGAGGACCCGAACAAGCCTGACCACGTCCACGTGTCGCTGGAAGCGCCAAGCTGGAAGGTCGACGCGCTGCTCGACGTGCTCGACGAGCGGCCCGAGCAGCAGGTCGTCGTGTTCTCGCCGTCCCGCCAACTGATCGACCTCGCCGCTGCCGCGCTCGACGCCCGCGACCTCGCCGCGAAGCGGCCCAAGTCGTACGGCACGATCGTCGGCGGGCAGTCGGTCAAGGCGCGCGACGCCGAGGTCGAGGCGTTCCAGTCCGGCGCGCTGCGCGTCATCCTCGCGACGACGCAGGCCGGCGGCGTCGGCATCACGCTCACAGCGGCGTCGACGGTCGTGTTCCTGTCGCGCCCGTGGTCGCTCGTCGACGCGCTGCAGGCCGAGGACCGGGCGCACCGCATCGGGTCGGAGCGCCACGAGTCCATCGAGATTGTTGACATCGTGACCGCGCAGTCGATCGACCAGCGCGTGCGCGACGTCCTGCGCGAGCGGCACGAGTCGCTCGAAGGGTTCCTGACGGGCGCCGCCGGCGTCCGCGAGCTGTTGCGGAAGGACTGACCATGAACGTGGCTATGACCGTCGACGAGTTGATCGAGCTGCTGCAGTCGCTGCCGCCCGAAGCGCACACGTATAAGGTCGAGACCGAGGGGTGCGACTGCACCGGTAACGCGTCCAGCGTGTCGATCGAGCACGTGGACGCGTGGCTGGACTACCCGGCACGTGACTACGTCCTGATCGGTCGGGCGCGATGACCAGCACCGCGGTCGTCGTCGGTATCGACCCGGGCCCGCCGGGCCGGTACGGCACCGTCCTGCTGCGCACCTACGTCGACAGGATGCCGCTCGTCCACGTGCTCGACTACGACGTCGTCGACGACTGGCTGAGCCGGGCGGACCTAGTCGCGCTCGAACGGTTCGTGATCGGCCACGGCACCGTGCGCCGCACCCGGGTCGGCACCGACGACACGCTCGCGTGCATCGCGCACGTGCGCGAGGTCACGCGCCGCGCCGGGGTGCGCCTGGTCGAGCTGCCGGCGGGCATCGTGAAACCGTGGGCGACCGACGAGCGTCTAGCCTTGTGGGGACTGAGCGTCAAGGGCGACCACCATCGCGACGCGACGCGACACGCCCTCTACGCGGCGGTCAGGACTGGCCTGCTGCCGCACAATCCGAAGGGGTTGGTCTGAATGTCCGGTATCGAGTGGGTCCTGCTGTTCCTCGCGATCGTCGGCCTCGTGGTCGTCGGCATCGCTCTCGCCGTGAAGGCGGCGCGGAAGGCCAACCCTGAGTCTTGACGCTGTCAAGGTCTGCGGCTAGTCTGTACCCATGACCACAACAGCAGCCCCCAAGCTCAACGACCGCCCGCTCGTGCAGACCTTCGTGAACGACAACGGACGCATCGCATGCGCCAAGCACGCCGGCTATGCGTTCCGCGCCGCGCTCAAGCGCGCGCCGCTCGCGCCGACCCTCGCGACCGAGTCCGACTACTGGGTTCGCACGCCTGCTCACATGCTCGACCTCGTGACCTGCGAGACCTGCCTAGAGGACACGGCGACCGTTCCCGCCATCGCGCGGAACAGGAACCTCCGATGAGTGACCGTGACTTCGACGCTCTCGTCGCTCGCGTCATCTTCGTCGTGCTCGTCGGCGCTGGCGTCCTGCTGCTCGTCGGCGGCGTCCACTCGCTCGCCGTGATCCTCGCTCACTCTTGACGCCGTCAAGACTCGACACGTACCCTGAACCCACACACAACCACCGACCCAACACCGAAAGGCAAGACATGACCACCACCGCAGTCCTCGCCCCCTCCGACCGCGTGAACCCGTTCCTCACCATGGGCAAGTCGACCGAGGGTCTGCGCTCCGCGCACGACGTGCTGCTCGACAACGGCCTTATGGGCTGGAACGTCCGCAAGGTCGACCTCGCCGGTCGCGAGCGCGGTCGCCTCGTCGGCACCGTTCCCGGACAGTACGGCGTCGCTTTCAACGACCCCGAGGACGGCTACCGCACGCACATGATCCCCGCCACCGTCGGTGGCACGTGGACGCCGATTCAGAACGAAGCGCACGCAGGCTTTCTCGACGACCTCGTCGACGAGTCCGGCGCGAACTACTACGCAGCGGGTCACGCTCGCGACCACCGCATGGTGTTCGTGACGATGAAGCTCCCGACGACGATGCACGTCGGCGGCGTCGACGGCGACCCTGTCGACCTGTACCTGAACGGCATCAACCTGCACGGGGACGGCTCGCTCAAGGTCATGGTGACGCCGGTCCGGTGGTTCTGCACCAACATGATCCAGTGGAAGATGGCGCTGCAGACCATCAAGATTCGGCACACGGTCAACGCCCTCGCCAACCTTGAGGAAGCGCGTCGCGTGCTCGCGCTGTCGTTCAAGGCGCTCGACACGTTCTCGCTCGAAGCGGAGCGCATGATCCAGACGACCGTGACCGACGCCGAGTTCGAGGCCATCGTGCGCGCCGAGTACGGCCCCGCCGAGGACGCCGCGAAGGCGAGCGTCACCCGTGCCACCGCGAAGGTCGACACGCTGCTCGACCTGTGGGCCGAGGGCTCGGCGAGCGCCAACATTCGCAACACCGCGTGGGCCGCGTACAACACGATCGTCGAGTACGCCGACCACGCGCAGACGGTTCACGGCGTCGACGAGCAGGCGAAGGCCGTCGCTCGCGTGGAGCGCTCGCTCGTCGGGCACGCCGCGACCGACGTCAAGGAACGTGCCTGGTCGCTGTTCGCCCCTGCCGCGCTCGTCGCGGCGTAACAGACTCCGCGGTCCCGAGGCGCAGGGGAAGGCCCTCGGGACCGCGGTTCACCCACCGAAAGGAACACCATGAACGCCCTACCGCAGCCCACGGTCGAGCTCGTCGAGTCCGTACGCGCTGACCTTCCGCGTCTGCGCGCGCTGCGCGCCGGCGCTCACCTGTCACTCGCCGAGGTCGGCAGGCGCGTCGGCGTCTCCGAGTCCGCTGTCTCGCACTGGGAGGCTGGCCGGCGCTCGCCGTCCGGGCTGACCGCGTCCGCGCTGCGCGTCCTGATCGACGACCTCGTGCGCGGCTGCACGTGCGGCGAACCGGACATCGCCGGCGTGACCCACAGGCTCGACGGCCCGTGTTACCTCGGTGCGCCCGAGACGGTCGAGGGCTGACCCACATGACTGTCGTGCAGGGGGGTCCAGCCGTGGGCGGCTCGGACTTCAACGACCGGAGCGAGTCCATCGAATTAGCGCCCCCTGCGTGGCCTGGCACGTTCGCGTACTTCGCCGAGGAATGGTCACGGACGCTCGACCGCATGATTCGCGACGTCGTCGCCAGCTTCGCGGCCCTCGACCAGATGGCCGCAGACGAGCGTCTGCGTGCAGCCCGAGCGCGGCTCGCGTGCCGGCGCCTTTCCGATTGGGCCGTCGCTAGTTCAGCACCGGGCTGCTAACGGTCGCCACGCGTCAGGAAAGCGCTTGCTAAGACACTGAGGCCCCCACCCGCTTGTGTTCGGGTGGGGGCCTGGTGCTGCGAGTCCCTAGCCGTGGGGCGTCTCTGCCGGCGGACGCCGCGGGATATCGTGCTCCGTCGACTTGTGACGCAGTCCGAGGACGTGCCGGGTCGCGAACGCGAGGACGACGATGACCATCGTGTAGCCGATGCCGACGAGCCAGTCGTGCGGGCCGATCCACCCGAACTGCTCGAACGCACCGCCCGACATCACGAGCAGCGCGGCGACGAGCCCACCGACGAGCGTGCGCCCGGCGGGCGACTTCCAAAAGTAGTACAGCGACGCGTACGCGCCGAGCAGGACGACGAGCATGACGAGCGCGACAGCGTTCACCAACATGAGGTACCAAGCCGGCATCACGTGAACCTCCGAGGATGGTCGAGCGCGCTGTTCAGCGCCTCGACGATGTGGTTTTCCTGGCTTCGCTTCGCGAGCCACTCGGACATGCCACGCGAGCGCTCCGCGCGCTCGTGCGTCTCGCCGAGCTTCGTCTCCGCGCCGGCGCGCAGCTCGCGCGACTCGACGCGCTGCGCCGCGATGTGCGGCGACTTCCACCCAAGCCATTCCCAGAACCGGGAGACCGGGCCGGGACGGATGCTGTACGCCATGACGCTCACCTCTTGTTCCTCGGCGTAGCCGGCGGGAGGGACGCCAGTACCTCCGCGAGCGGCTTCGCAATCTCATCGAGCAGCCGGTCGTTCGCTGTTTCGAGTAGGTCGATCGTCTTTCGCTGCGTCGTGATCGTCTCGACCTTGTCGTCGACCTCGCGCTTCGGGACGAGCCAGCCCTTCCACATTGCGTACAGCAGCAGCACGAGCACGCCGGGCGTGCCGATGTCGAGCACTGTGACGACGAGGTCCTTGAGCTGGTCGAGCGTCATGGGACGGTGCCCTTCGGGGTAGGTCAGTCGTTGGTCGTGTCGGGCCCGGTCGTCTGTGATCCGTCGGACCAGTACGTAGTACGTACCCCGTCGATCACGCTGTACCCGGTCGCGGTCGGACCGACGGGCTCGGCAGGTGCAGGCAGCGCGGGCGGCGTCGGGCTCAGGCCCGGCACCTTCGCGATGATCGCGGCGACCTGCGGGATGAGCACGACGCGCTGCACGATGGCGAGAATCACGGCGACCACGGCGACGCCGGCGGTCACAGCCGCGCTGACGTTCTCGGGCAGCGACAGCCCGGCCTTCGCGAGCTCGTCCTGCACGATGGCCCAGACGCCGGGCACGACGACCGCGAACGCGACGACGAGCCAGACGATGGTGCGCAGCGTGGTACGCCACGGGTACGCGACCTGAGTCGACGGGGTGAGGGGCGTGGTCATGATGTCGGACCTTCCTTGATGATGGCCGCGCGAGTGGCCTGCGGGATCGCGTCGATGGCTTGCGTGAGCTTGCTCTCAAGCGTCGAGAGGTCGACGTTCGCGAGCAGCGGCGCGAGCAGCGGGGCGAGCGTCTTCGCGAGCGCCGCGACGTCGACCGAAGCGGTGACGGGCGCGGGCTGGATGATCGCGTTGACGATGTCGACCTCTGCCCGGTTGAAGTCGCCGCCGAGCAGCGGCGCGCCGAGCCGGGCGAGCAGCAGCCACTGCTGCATGCTCAGGCCGCGAGGGGCCTGACCCGGGGACAGCGCCCATATCGTGGTGTCGGTGGTTCGCATGCAAACGGGTAGAGCCATGTCGTCCTCCTGTTGTGCCGGTACGGACTTCCCGTCCGCGGCGAGTGCCTGCTGCCAAGTGACCAAGGGTCGCGGCCCCTCGTCCTTCCCCTTGCCGGCGAGACCGTTGAGCCCGGCCTTCGCGTCGACGAGCTGCGCCTTCGCCCCCGGCGACAGGTGCGGGCAGCCGTTCAGCACGACGTGGTGATGCGCTGGGGACTTGGGGTAGAGGATGCCGTACGGGCGGAAAAAGTCGACCCAGCCGCACGCCGTGAACAGCACGTCGGCGTCGGTCCGGTATGGGGTGAAGTCGGCCAGGTCGAGGACGCCACCGCCGTCGTGCGTGCCCTTGCTCGCCTCCACCGCGCCGGCTGAGTAGCAGCCCTGCGTGATGAGCCCGGACAGGTCCCGCACGATCAGGCCCGCCTCGCGGAAACGACGCTCGACCAGCGGCGCGCTCGTGTTGATGCACGAGCAGGTCGGGTAGCCGTACAAGGTCGTCATGAGCCCGAGGCTACCGCGTCAAGTCAGTCAGAGGGTATCGGACACGACGACGCCGAGGTCCGCCGTCGACGACAGCGCGAGCTTGAGTCCGGTCGCGAGCGTCGCGAGGTCGGTGTGAATCACGGCGAGCTCGTCGCGGATCGTCTGCGGTGTGATGTTTGCGAGCGGCTGCCCGCCGACGTACGTCGCACGGGCGTTCTCGCTCGTGATGAACGCGTCAGCTGTGCCGGCTGTCGAGCGCAGCGACGCGACGCCGGCGGCGATGGCGGCGAGCAGGTTCGCGCGCTGCGTCGCTGCCGTGTTCTGCGCGGCGAGCCAGGTCGCGAGCTCCGCGGGCGTCCACGCGCGGGCGACGACGAGCGACGCGTCGGTCGGGTCGAGGTAGTAGCGCTGCCTGCTCACGGCGTCGGTCCAGACGCCGGGCGACACGACCGTCGCGGTGGCGGGGATGTCTGCGAGGATCATGTCTGCTCCTAGAGTCCGTTGTTCGCTGTGACCGCGTTGCCCGCGACCGTCGCCGTCGAGCCCGTGTCCTCAATCTCCCACCACGGCACAGGCGCCTGCCCACCGTCGGCGCGTGTCATGAGGGTTCCGCCGCTGATCTTGACGAGCGTACCGAGGAACCGCCACGGGTTGGCGGGCGCGCTCGACACCGAGAACTGACACACGATCGTCGGCGTATCGACGAAGAACCCGACGAGCGGGATGTGGTACTGCCGAGAGCGCAGGTTCGCGCTGTTGCGCAGCGGTCGAGAGCCGTCGGTCGTGTACTTGATCGCGGCTTCGGCGACAAGGTTCGACACGTTCGCGTACGACAGCGGCGAGTGCCACGTGACCCTGTAGAGACGACCGACCTCGGGCGTGAACGCGACGTCGCCGAAGCCGAGCCCGGCGCCGGCGTCGACGTCGCCGTACGTGGTACCGGCTGCGCTGAACACGACGCCGCGCCCACGCGCCGCGTTCACGACGCCGAGCACGATGACGCGGCGGGCGATCGACGTCGTCAGCACCTGGTCGCCGACCGACACGGCGCACGTCGTGAGCGGCGTGTGAGCCATCGGCGCGGTGTCGCCCGGGTACTGCAGGCGAATCGGGTTCACCCCGGTCACGAAACCGATGCGCAGCGTGTCCGTGTTGATCGTCTCGGGGATCGCGGCGCGGACGATGAGCTTCGCGAGCTCGCTCGTGGGGTCGTCGGGTTCGTTCGTCGGAATGGTCATGCAACCCGCCTCGCCGTCGTCGTGATGAGGTACGAGTCAGCGGCGACCTCTTGCTTGACGACCGTCCACGTGACGCCGCGGTACACGATGTTGACGTTCCCCCACAGCTTCGGGTGGAAAAGGTGCTTGATGGTCAGCGTCTCCTTCGGGGCGCGCAGCTCGGTCCACAGGTCGTCCACATACTTGGTGAACGTCGGCAGGTCGGCGGCGTCGACGTTCTCGCGACGCTCGACGATCCACCGGCCACGGCGCACAGCGTCGGCGGTGTCCTCACGGTAGGTGAAAAACACGTCGGTCACCGAGCCCTCGGTTCCGACGGTGCGTCCCGTCACGGTGAGCCTATTCGGGCGGTCGTCGAGCGCGACCGTCCAGTCGGGGTCCACGATGCCCAGACCCGGCGCAGTCGACAGCTCGATAGACGTCGGACGCTTCGCCGGCGTCACGTACGGTTCGAGGACGAGCGTGCCCAGCTTCGCGTACGGCTTCGCGAACCCGGCGACGTCACACAGCTCGCGCGTGATCGTCGAGTAAGGCACGCCCGGCTCCCACGCGGTGTCCGCGCGCAGCGTCGCGGTGCTCGCCGTGATCGCGAACGACGACACGAGAGCGCCGGTCAGCAGCTCGGCGAGAGCGGTCGTCACGGCGTACCCGGCGCCGTAGCAGACACTCTGCCCGTACAGCGGGAACGTGGTCAGCAGCGGGTTCGACACGTCGACGAGCGTGAGCGACGTGTCACGCCGAGGCGACGCGCCCCGAGGGGCGATCGGGATCGCGTACGCGACGGGCGTCACGATCGGCGACGATCCGTCGGAAGGGTAGAGGACGTACGACACGCGCAGCCGGTACTGCTCCCAATCGTCGACGACGTCGAGCGGCGTCGAGCTCGACCCTGACGCGGCGACGGTCAGCGACCCGGTGCCGCGAGTGTCGGCGTCGAGGTCCCACGTCCACGCGAAGCCTGCCGCGCCGGTCAGCGTGCGCACGAGCCGCCCCGACTGGTCCAGCAGCTCGTACAGCCACGTATAGGTGCGATCCGCAAGCCACACGTCAGACATCGTCGACCCGCCGAACCGAGAACGACAACGCGGCGCGGCCTACCTGGTCGGAGGTCGCCCGCATGTCGGAGACGATGCCGCGCAGCGTGCGCCCCGTCGGGTCGCGCCACAGGCACACGAGCGACCCGTTCGCGACAGCGACAAAGTCGTCAGCCGACGACGTCGTGCCGTCATCCCAGTACAAATCCGTCTGTACGCCCTGCGTCGCGGCCCGGGCGGTCGTGCCGACGCCGATGCCGTACGCCCTGCCGTCGGCCTGGAACACGTCACGGTCCCACGACGAGTCAAGGTCGAGGCGGTGGTTCCACAGCGACCGGGCGACGCGCCCGCCGCCGGACAGGTAGCCGTACTGCGTGTTGACGCCGGTCGGCAGCCCGTACGCGAGCGAGTAGGCGTAACTCGGGTAGGCGCTCACGGCGCGCACGACGTACGTGCTCGTCATGGGCGCGTCGGGGTCGGGGATGGCCTGGCCTGAGACGAGGCCGGTCGCGACGGTGACTGTCTTCGTGACGCCGTACTGCGTATCGGTGCGCAGCACGTCGAGCGTGACGGTCGGTGCGCCGGTGCCGGTGCCGGCGGCGACGGTGACAGTCGCCGTGCCGCTGACCGCGTCCCACGAGATTGTCGCCGTGGGCACGGCGGGCGGGTCGAAGGTCGCGGTGTAGGACTGCTCGACCCATGTCGACCACAGGCCCGCGCCGTCACGGACACGGACGCGGCGCTTGCCGGTCGACCCGTCGGCAATGACCAGCCCGGGAGACCATGTCGTCGACTGGTCGAAGCCGGAGCCGGCGGCGAGGACGACCGTGCCGGCGGCGTTCGTGACCTGCGCTTCCCAGCCGGATTGTGCCGCAGACTCGGGGTCGAAGTAGGTCCACGCGACGTTGATCGGGCTTGACTTGACCGGCGTCGTCGACGTGATCGTCGCCGACGGGCGTCCGCTCGTGACGAACGTGTACGTCGACGACCACGCGGACCAACCCATCGCCGGGACGCCCTGCACCTGCACCTGCGCCTCGTACGTGTTGCCGTTCGTGAGGACGCCGGCGCCGATGGTCGCGGCCTTCGTCGAGCTCGCGACGGCGGTCATCGTTGTCCACGTGCCCGAGCCGAGCAGCCGGTACCTGAGCTGGTACTGCGTCTGGTCGGCGGTGTCGTTGCTTGAGTAGTTCCACGTGACCGTGGTCGCCTCGGCGGCGGGCGTCGCGACCGGGCCGGTGATGACCGGCGGGTTCGGCACGGTCGCGAGCGTGACGACGTTGCTCGTCACGTACGCCGACTGCAGCCCGCCGGTCGGGGACACGGCCCGGACGCGGTACGTGTGCGTCACGCTCGACGACGGGGCGACATGCGTATACGTCGAGACGCCGGCGGCTGGTGTTGCGAGCGCGGCGCCGTCCCACACGCCGTTAGCGGCGTGCCAGAGCTCTTGTGTCGCGGCGAGCGTGCTGTTCACGGTCCACGACACGGCAATGTCGGACGCGCCTGACTTGGCGGCTGCGCAGGCCGACGGCGCGGCGGGCGTCGTGTAGAGGATCGCGGACCACGCCGTGTTGGTCGATCCGGCGTTGTTACCGGCGGCGATCAGGTACTCATAAGCCCGGTCGGGCACGCACGACGTGTCAGAGTACGAGGTCGCCGTGCCGGCGGCGACGGAAATGAGCTGCTGCGCGGTCAGGTTGTCCCGACGCCACACCCCGTTAAGGTCGACGGGCGCCGAGCTCGTCGGGTTGTTAGTCCACGCGAGGTCCGTGCGCGAGTCGCTGACCCGGGCGCGCGTGAAGGCGGTCGCCGCTGCGGGCAGCGTCGGGCCTAGCGTCGCATTGAACGTAACCGTCGGGGTGACGCCCGAGTACAGCGCCGACATGGTCAGCGTGATGGTCGCCGTCGTGTTGTACGGCTGCGCGCCGAAAGTGATCTGCCAGACGTTCGAGACGACCTGACCGGGCCCGGCGTTCAGCGTTCCGGCGCTCGCCTGCGAGCCGCTCCCCATCCCGCCGGACCACGCCATATTGAACACGTCGCCCGAGTAGGTGTACTGCGGCTGCGCCGACACGTACGCGGTCAGGACGTTGCCCGAGTAGGCCCAATCCACGCCGATACGGATCGGGTTCGATCCGCCTGTGTACGCACCCCATTGGGTCATGGTCGCCAGCCTAACGGACGCCCGCGCCGGCGAGCCGTGCGCGAAGCGTGTCGGTCAGCTTGCGAAGCGCGTCGTCGGGCGATGAGGCGACGACCTCGATACCGCCGAACGTGAGGTGTGTCGAGCTGTCGACGTACGTCGGGCCGAGGCTCGGGCTGAGAGCGGACGCCGGCGCGTACGTGTAGCCGGGCGAACCGCCGGACGCGAGCCCGGGCAGCGTGCCGAACGCGTTCATGTATTCGAGCAGGCCCGGGCTTTTCGTCTCGATGGCCGTCGCGCTCGACGCGCGCATGATGAACTCGCGGTTGCTCAACCAATACAGGCCCGCTTCGTCGGAGGTGCCCGTGCCCGGCCCGGACACCCACGAACCCGTCGCCTTGCCCGGGTTGCGGTTGCCACGCGTCTGCGCGAGCGAGCCGGCGACGGGGTCGTACACCGTGTTGACGTACACGTAGTAGTGCGTGCCGTCGAGCTTGTTCATCGCGCCGACAGCGGCGTCGTACCCGTACCGCTGCCACACCGACATGACATCGGCGGCAGTCTTCGGCGGCAGGTTCGCGAGCGCGGCCTTGAGGTCCTGCGCGTTTTTGATGACGATCGGCGCGTTCGGAGCTGTGACCGCCGTGTCGACTTTCTTCGGGATCAGGCCGTACGAGTCGGCGAGAGCGATCGCGGCGGCATCCGTGATGCCCATGGCCTTAGCGGCGGCGATGAACCGGTCACGGGCCTCCTGCGTGGCCTCGTTCTGCTTTGCGATCGCGACGCCCGACTTCTCCATCTTCTCGATGGTCGACAGGTGCGCCGCACCGAGCGAATCGAGCGCCCGCTGGTTAGCGCGACCCGCCTCGGTGTCAAGGTTGAAAGCCGTCTTGGTGGCGTTCAGCGCGGCAGCCATCGCGGCGCGTTCCTTGGCGGTGCCCTTCGTCGCGAGAGCGGCCTGCTCGGCGGCGTCGGCCTCGGCCTGGTGCAGTCCGACGAGCGAGCCGCTGGTCTCGATGGTCGCGTTGTACATGGCCCGCGTCGCCTCGACCTGCGCCCGAATCGCGTTCGCCGCGGACTGCGCCGCGCCGGCGGTGCCGAGCAGCGCTAGCTGCTGCTCGTCCATCGCGGACATGAGCCCTGGGTTCACGGTGGTCGCCCGCTCGATGGCGGCAGGCACCTTCCCACCCATCCAGCCCACGTAATCCTGCGCGCTGAGCCCGGTGACCTTGAGCCCGCTCGCGACGTTGTCGAGCTGCGCCTTGTACTGCGGGAACAAGGTAATGAGCTTCTCTGTCGCGATCGTCTCGTCGCGGGCGCCCTGCGTCCACGTCGGGTCATAGTGCACTTTCGTCTCGGCGACTTGCTTGAAAGCGGCGGCAGCGGCCTGCACGTTGCCGCTCGACCGTAGCGCGGCGAGCGACTTGTCGAGCTGGTCGAACTGTCCCTCAACCCGGGACACGACCGATCCGGTGCCGTTCATCGCCTTCGACACAGAGTCGAAGAATGACGGCTCAAGCGCCATGCGCAGCGAGTCGCCGAGCCCGTCGACCTTCGTCTTGATAAGCCAACCCTCGTCAAAGTTGAACGATGAGTTGAGGTTCACCATGTCGGCGCTGTTGCGTGCCTGACCGATCGACGCCGCGAGATTGTCGGCGGTGGTGACCGTGCCCTGCAGCTCTTTGGAAGCGCTCGCGGCGTAGGTCTGGTAGAGCGCCACCGCGGCGGTCAGCTCGGCCACGCGCAGGGTCAGCTTGCCAACGCCACCCGCCGTGACGAGGCTTCCGGCGCCGAGCGCGGTCATGGCCGCGCGGAACTCGGACACGGCGACGACGGCCTTCATCGTGCCGCCGGCGAGCAGTAGCACGCCGGCGGCGGTCGCGGCGGTCGTGACGAGCGCGGCCTTCGCCGGGTCGGACATACTAGAGAACGCCCGGGCAAGCTTGACGACCTCGGTCGACGCGCCGGACAGCATGGGTAGCAGCGCCTTGCCCATATCCGCGCCGGACTGCTGAATGTTGTTCATCGCAATTTTCATCTGAGACTCGGTCGTCGCGTAGCGACGGGCAGTCTCGGCAGCGAGCGCGCTGTTCTGCTGCCATGCGGCGGAACCAATGTCTAGCTGGTCGGTGAGCAGCGAACCCGCGGCGGCGAGCGACAGCAGCGCTGTCTGCTGACGGACGCCGACCATACCGAGCTGGTCGAGGATGATCGACGCGCTCGTGCCCGACTTCTCGACCTCGCCGAGCCCGGTGATGAACGCCGCGATAGCCGAGGATGCGTCGTGTTTGAACACCTTCGTGAACTGCTCGCCGGTCATGCCCGCGGTTGCGGCCATTGTCTTGAGCGCCTCGCCGCCGGCGTCGACGGTGTTTCTGACGGTCGTGAACGTCTGCGAGAGTGCGGTGCCGCCGGCCTCGGCCTCGACACCGACCGAGGTGAGCGCGGACGCGAACGACAGCACCTCGTCGGTCGTCAGCCCGACGAGCTTGCCGCTCGCCGCGATGCGGGTCGACAGGCTCGTGATGTCACGTTCTGTGCTCGCGCCGTTGTTGCCGAGCGCGACGATTGTCGACGCCATGCGGGCGATACCGTCGCCGGTCACGCCCATGATGTTTGCAATCTGCGCGAGCGCGGTCGAGGCTTCGTCGCTCGTGAGGTTCGTGGCTTCGCCGAGTCCGATCATGACCCGGGTGAACTCGGCAATGTCGGACGCCTTCACGCCGAGCTGACCGGCGTTCTCGGCGACTCGCGCGATTTCGGTCGCGCTGACGGGAAGGGTTCGGGCGAGCGCCTGCAGGTCGCCCTCTAGGCCGGCCATTTCGGCGGCTGTGCCGTTGACTGTCTTCGCGACGCCGGTCCATGCGGTTTCCCACTGGACAGCGGCCATCGCTGCGCCGGCGACGACGACGCCGACGGCTGCGCCCATCGCGAGCAGGCTCGTCGAGGTCGAGCGCCACGCCTGGTCATACTTGCCGACGGTGGCGCGATTCTTCTCAAGCGTGGACTGCTGCTCGTCGAGGTCTTTCTTGAGCGCCTGCACGTTGGCGCGGGCGGTGCCGACGGGGCCGGTGAATTGCTCGACCGTAGCGCGGAACCTGACTAGCACGTCGTACGCCACGACCTGTCCTCTCAGTCGACCTCGGCGTCAGTCTAGGGGCTCGAACGTCGGGCCTGCGGTTCCAACAGGCCACGACAGCCAGACTCGCGAACGCTCGACGTCGACGCCGGTGTCTTTCGCGGCCGCCGCCTCGCGCTCGCCGAGCACGGACTTGGCGCGCTGCGCCCGTGCTGTGTTGACTGCGAGGGTCGCGGTGCAGTCGAGGAATCCGGCGGTGTAGTCCTCGACCTTATCGACGTCGTGCACGGCCCACGGTCGGCCACAGTGCGGGCAGAGCTGCGCGGCCTTGTACGCGCGCCACGCGAGCATGACGGCCCTGTCGGCGTCATCCCAGCCGAGCGCAGGACTGCCGCCGAGCCATACGCGCGGCGGCAGCCGGTACTCGTCGCACAGGGTCAGCTCTGCGGCGGCTGCGAGTAGTTCACCGGGTCGAAAGGGATCGACGACGTGCTCCGGTACAGGTCGAGCACGACCCGGTCGAGGTTGTCGAGGTCGGCGTGCCCGAGCAGCTTCGACGACACGGTCGCCCAGTCGAACCCGAGGTCGTCGCCGTCGGGCGACTCAGTCGCGATGTACGAGGCGACGACGAGCGCCCGGCGAATCTCGTCGTCGTGCTTGCCACGCCCACCCTGCTCGTCGTACGGCGCGCAAATGCTCTCGTAGTACGCGGCGGGGTTCTCTTTCGCCGGCGCGGGCAGTCCGAACCTGACGATGACGAGCGAGTCGTCGGCCTTCGCCTGTGCGAGCACGGTCGCGATTTCGCGTTCGAGGTCGTCGACGGCCTGCTCGGAAGCTGACAGCGTGTCGGCGATGGTGCGCCGGGTGGACATTTCGCCGAGCGGGCGGGTGCCGGCGGTGAGCACAGTCCTCTCGATGCCTTCGCGCAGTATGTCGAGCTTGGCGATGACGTCGGGGTCGAGGCTCACGGTGTAGCGGACCTCGCGCGAGGCGAGGTGATTCAGCGCCTTGGCGCGGAGACGGTCGAGCATGGTGCGTTTCCCCTCACGGAATCCCTCGCGGAGCTGCAGGCGCGTCGCCCGGCCCGCGAGGGGTAGACCGGGCGACGCTGTTCAGGGATCAGGTGACGGCGACGAGGAACGGCGTACGCGCGAGCACCGAGAGCTTGACCACGACGGCGAACTCGTCGCCGTCCTTGTTCGACACCTCGCGAATGTCGAGCGCGTCGACGCTGCACTTCGCGACCTGCACCTTTTGCGCCGCGGCGGGGGCCGTGGCGTCGGAGATACCGGGACGAATCCACAGGTAGTGAACCGAGTCGAGTGCGAACGCCGTAACGAACGCGTTCGTCGTCTGCAGGTCGCCGGTCATGATGGTCAGGTCACTGGCCTGGTACTGGCGCTTGCCGATCGTCTCGGATGCGACGGTATCGGCGATCATCTTGCGCGTGTTCTTCGACACCGACGTCGAGAGGCTGAAAGCCTCGGTGGCGCCTTGGAAGACGGTCGACGCGTTCAGCTCGATGGCTGTCGGCGTGAGAATGTTGGCGATCGCGGGCGCGTCGCCAATCACGGTGTTTCCGGCGGTCAGCTTGGGAGCCGGCGCGTATGTGGTGAGAGGCACCTCTGTCGATCCTTTCGTTCAGCGGAACTAGCGTCAGCCTACAGGTCAGACGACCGGAGGTTCGGACTCGACGGGCGGCGCGTCGACGACGGGGGCGGGGTCGCCCTTGAACCGAGGCCCGAGCGGCAGCCCGTCGCTGTCGACCGCGGCCTCGTCGACGAGCGCGTGCACGTCGGGGTCGTACGCGTCGACGACGACGCTGTACGTGTGCCCGGTGTCGGCGTGCCGGACTCGGTAGTACGGGGTTCCGTCGGCGCCGACCTGCGGCTCGACGGCTGTGACGTTCTCAGACTTGCGTGCCATGGCTTACCCTCTCGGCTGATTCCGTACGATGTCGACGGCGCTGGACCAACGATAGGCCGAAACGTCGTCCCTGTCCTCGATGGGCGGGGTCGTGTTGGTGACTCGGAGCACGTCGCCGGCGAGCTTCGCGCCGTCAACCATCAAACCGAGGTCCCACGCGAGGCGTGCCGCGTCCTGCGCGGTGGCAGCCGAGCAGACGCAGCGCACGGCGTCGGAGACTGTTCGGGCGTGCCCTGCGAGGTCGCGGCCCCCGAGGATCGCGCCGGCCCAGGTCACCCAGACGGTCGGCGTGCTCGGCACCCCGGGGCCCGGGTCGGGGTCGAGGACGGTGACCGGGTCAGGCCCGGCGGCGAAGATAGCGCGAACCCACGGCGCGAGCGACTCGGCGAGCGGTGCAGTCATAGCAGCTTCCCCACGATGGCCGCGAGTCCGTCGCGGTACTCGGGCCCGACCACTTCGGCGGTGCGCAGGTCGAACGGGTTCGGTCGGGTGCGCCTCGTGCCGTAGGCGACGTAGGCGGCGTAGTTCACGGTCGGGCCGACGGCGAAGCCGAATCCGTCGCCATCGAAGACGACACGGGTGCTGTTACGCATCGTGCCCGTGTCGACCGGCTCTTCCTTTTTCATGACACCGACGGCCCGCATCGCGCTGTACTGGTTGTGGAGCCGGACAAGCGCGACTGTCTTCGCCGGCAACGCGCCGAGGTCAAAGATGAGGTCGTTGATGTCGCCGCTCACGGTCGGGCCTTCACAGGGTCGACGCGCTGGCAGACGCAGCGCTGCAGTACAGCGACGGACGAACGTCCGACGCGGAGCACGATCAGAGGCGATCCGACGAGCGACGGGAACAGCGAGCTTTCGAGCGGCACGACCTTGTCGCCAGGCATGATCGTCGTTCCGGCTGGCACCTTCACGACGTACTCGGTCAGTGCGACGTCACGGTCGGGGGTGCTCGACGTGCCCGAGTAAACGTCGGCGGACTGAATGAGCGCCGGCACGGGCGACGTCGTACGCGCCTGGTATGCGGTGCGGGGGCCGCTGCCGTAGCGCCCGCCGGTGCCCGTGCCGCTGACCGGCTCGCCGATGGACACGGCGTCAGTCAGCAGCGCGAGCGCCTGCGTGCGGGCGGCGACGATGTCGTCGTGAACGCTCACGACCAATTCCCCACGATCGCGCCGTCGCCAGTGTTCGGCCACGATCCCGAGCGCGGGTCGTACTTCACGCCGGCGTCCTGCGTGACGCCGAGCGCGATGAGGTTCGCGGACTCAACCGGGATCGACGAGCGTGCGCGCAGCGACGCGGCGAGCGTGACGAGGTCCGCCGCTTGCGTCTCGACGGACGTGCCCTCGCTGGTCCACTTGGTGACCTGCGCGACAGTCATCGCGCGCAGCGCGAGCGTGTCGGCGATTTGCGCGGCAGTCCAGAACGGATCGCACGACGGCACCCACCCGGCGCTGTTCGGCCAGCGCCCGGCCTGGTCGGGCATGACCGACGCGTCGAGCGCGTCAGTCCAGTCCTCGGCGGTGGCCTTGTCAGCGAGCGCGCCGAGAATCTGCCGGGCATCGACCTCGGCTAGAGCTCGGTCCATGGTCAGCCGCGCTCAAGGCTCGACCCGCGGAGCTCCCAACCGAGAGCCTCAAGGATGTGGAGGTGGCGGGCCTGCACGTCGAGCAGCTCGCCATTCTTCGACATGACGACCATCGGGTGCGAGCCGACGCCCTTGTCGAAGCCGACTTCGGGCAGCATGGCCGTGAAGGTCATGGGCCCGGCGGCGGTGTTCGTGCCCTGCGCGGCAACCTGCGCCTGTAGCTGCACGACGAGCGCGCGGAGCTCGGCGATGGCGTCATCCTGCGGCGTGGTGCCGCTGACGTTCACGTCGACGACGTCGGTCGCGGCGGGCTCGACGACAGGCTCGGTCTCGGGGGTTGTCTTCCCTGCGTTCATGATCGTGGTTCCTCTGTGTGTCGTGTTTCACGTGAAACGGGGGGAGCACGCCCGCCCCCCGGAGAATGAGGGGGCGGGCGTGCCGGGTACTACGTGCGGCGCGTCCAGACGACCGTGCCGTCGGTAACGGTGCCACCGACCGAGCCGGGGAGCGTCGGGATCGTGCCGGCGGACGTGCCCGCCGTGGTGACCTCGACCGTGCCGGCGCCGATGGTCGCCATCTGGCCGAGCGTGTAGGCGTACGTCGCCTTCCACGCGAGGACGCCGCCGAGCAGCGCTGCCGGGAAGCGGCCAGCGGAGCCGAGCTGGACGCCGACCTCGCCGCGGATCACGGGGATGGCTCGCGCGAAGCCGAGGCGGAACACGACGCGGAGGACCTTGGAGTCCTGCTGCGCCGAGTTGAAGATGACCTTTCCGGTGTCGTCCGAAATGACCATCTGGTCGAACAGGTCCATCGTGATGTCCTGCCGGATGCCGACGGCGTGCGCCGCCCAGTCGACGAGCATGAGGCGCGTGGCCGTGCTCGCGAACAGGCGGGTCGTGTCGAGCGGCTGGCCGTACAGCGACTTGCCGTCGCCCTCGTAGGCCGGGTAGCCGTTCGGGTAGCGAGCCGCGCGCAGTGCCCAGTCGTACCCGGCGGGGCCGACGAAGCCGCTCGGGTCGAAGCCGTCCTGAACGATGGCCTGCGCCATCGCGGCGGTGTCGGCCATGAGGTCCGAGCCCGCGGTGATGACGTTCGCGGCGGCGACCGCGCCCGGCAGGATCGCGACGGGGAACGACGCCGGCTTGTCGACGCCGTACAGGCAGGCGAGGTCGACCTTGATGCCGATCGCCTCGGCGAGCAGCGGCTTCACCTCGGCCCACAGCGGGATCGACGAGTCGTCAACGAGCGCGTTCGGGATCGGGCACAGCACCGCGAGCTCTTCGGCGGTGATCGTGATGGGAGCCCACGCGGCGGTCGTCGCGGCCTTGAGTCCGGTATCGCCGTTCACCCAGTACGCCTCGGGCAGCGTCGACAGCACGGGCTGCTTGGTGACCTTGGTCGACAGGCGGACCTGCCGGGCACGGTTGAGCACGACCGACTTCACGGGTGCGGCCTTGATGATTTCTGCGATCTGCGCGTCAGGGATCGGGACGTTCGCCCGAGCGATCTGACCGTCGTACAGCGTCATGATTCAGCCTTTCAGGCTTCGCGGGTTCAGCGACCTCGGATGAGGTCGTCGAAAGACTTGCCGGACCCCGCGGGAGGCTCACCCTGCGCGCGTACGTCGCCAGCGCCGCCGGCGTATCGCACGCCGAGCGCTGGGTTGTCCTGGAGGAACTTCGTGATGTACCCGCTGATCGCTGGCCCGTTCGCCGGGTCGAGCGCCTGCAGTCCGTCCACGAAGCGACGCGAGTCGAGCAGGTCGACAATGTCGGTGCCCTTCGGCGCGTTTCGTACTGCGGCGAGCTCGAGCTGCGCAGCCCGGGCCGTCGCCTGCGAGGACTCGACGAGCTTCGCCGGGTCCTCGGTCTCTGTCGTCTTGAGCCCGAGCGCCGTCAGGACGGCGTCGAGCTTCGCGGCAGCCTCGGAGGCGGCCGTCTGTGCGGCCTGCCGAGCGTCGCGCTCGGTTGCGAGGTCTGCCTTGAGGGCTTCGGCGCCGCCGGCGCGACCGGGGTCGGCCCGCGGCTCGGGGTTGGTCACCTGGCGCAGCGGGTCCGTCTCGACGACGGTCTCGGCATTCGCCGGGTTGGTGGGTGCGGTTGCTGCTGGGGTCGCCCCGGCAAGTCCCGCGATAGCTTCGACCGGGCTCGCCCCGGTGCTCTGTACGGTCATGGGCGTCAGGCTAGCACCGAGCCGACCGGCTCGCGCCTGTACGCGCGAGCGCGTGTCAAGGCTTGACAGCGTCAAGGGGTGCGCCTAGCCTGTACGCATGACCGGAACGACCCACACCTACACGACGAACCGTCGCGTTTCGCGCATCCTCGCGTACGCCGACAAGCTCGGGCTGACCGTGCGCCCGATGGATTTCAACACCGATGGGACCGGCCTCGCGTCGGGTTGGACCATCGACCTCGACGACCGCATCGGTGGCGCCCTGTGGGTGTACGCGGTCGGCGCGAACGCTGCTCGCGTGTCCCATTGGCTCGGCTTCGGGAAGCCTCAGCGCATAGACCAGTGGCTCGCATTTCCGACCATGTCGGAAGCTGCCCGCTCGGTCGAGCGCCGGCGCGCCGAGGACGCTGCCACCGCGGCCCCGTTCGCCCGTTCGGTGGATGCGCGATGAGCGGGCGTGATTTCGACTGCTGCGCAGCCGAGAACGTGATTCTGCTCGACGAGCGTGCTGCTGCGCTGCACGCCGAGGCGCTGCGCCTCGACGTCGTCGCGTCGGAGCTCGCCGAGGCGGCGAACACGGCGCTCGTCACGTACCGCCGGGCGAACGCGCGGCGAGCGAAGGCGTGGAATGACTACCTCGACGCCGCGGACCGGGCGCACCGCGCGGCTCGTGACGTGCCCGAGATTCAGTGAGAGGATTCGACGATGCTCGCGTTCCCCACACCGACGGAAGGTCACGCCGCGTTTCTGCGCGGCCACAGCGACGCGATTGCCGGCAAGAGTCGCGACGCCGGCCCGTGGCGGCGCCGGTCGTCGAGCTTCCACGAGCGGTGCCTATCGGCGGCGTATCAACGCGGCTACGCCCGCGGGCTGCAGCGCGTCGTACAGCAGCGGTTCGGGAACACGCCCTAGGCCCAGTACGTCTTAGCGGCGGACTCGACCGCCGAGCGGCTGCGCGTGTACCCGGCTTTGAAAGCCTCGTACGTGAGTCGCCCGTTCTCGTCCCAATAGCGCAGCACTTCCTCTGACGCCCACTTCCTCGCGGTCGTCGGGTTCACGCGGAGCAGGTCGCGAGTGCGACGCCCCGCGGCTTGCGCCTCGCGCGTGAGCGTCGTGCCTCGGGTCGCGTCCTCTAGCTCGATCCACGCCCGGTCTAGGTACGCGTCCCATTCGGCGCGAATCTGCCGCTCGGGCGGGATGCTGCCGCGCACCGGAACCGTAGCCTCGTTTTTCCACGCCCATTGCTGCTCGGAGAATCGGCTGTCTGACGGCAACCTGTCGAGGAACGCGAACTGTTCGTCTTCGGTCAGGTTGTCGAACCACGTATATGTCTGTTCGTTGTACGGGTCGTGAATGTCGGCCTTCCACGGCTGCGGCCTGCCCGCAAGGCGCGCGTCAATCTGCTCGCTGACACGCTCGGCGCCGGCCCAATCGCCACGGTCGGCGAGGTCGGCCATAAGCGCATCGGCCTCGTCGTCGGTCAACCCGTCGATCGTGTACGCCTTCGCCGGCGTGGGTCGGGACGCCTGCGGCGGTGCCGACGGCTGACGCGGGGCGCGCGGCGGTTTCGGCTCGGGCGGCTTCGCGGTGTGGTACGCCGGTCGCCATTCCGGCGACTCGACGCGCTGCGCCCATTTGCTCGGCGGGAACTTCCCTGCCTTCCACGCGGGGTACCCCTTCGGCCCGAGGACGTTGCGCTGCACGCTCTCGGGCTGTTGCTTTAGCCAGCCGACCGCGTCGCGCTTCGCGTCCTTCGGCTCGGGCCCAGGCAGCCCGAGGTCCTTGCGCGTCTTGAGCGCCGGGATCGACGTGCACCTGCCCTGGTGGTGGTCGTTCGGGCCCGGCTCGTCGAGCGAGTGCAACGTGCCGTCCATCGCCAGGCACGACGGACAGGTGCGATCGCTCAGCTCACACAGCCAGGTCCACCCGGCCAGGACGTCGGCGTTCGCCCGCATCGTCTCGTGTGCGGCGGCGCGGTACGCGTCCATGACCTCGGTGCGGGCGATGACCTCGGCCCGGGCTAGTCCGCCATTGAACACGCCTTCGGTCGTCTTGACCATCTGCCGGGCGATGCGTCGCGGGTTGTCGCCGGCGGCGACGCCGACGCGCAGCGCGGATTTCATCGCCGCGGTGCCCTCGCGGCTCAGCACGTACGAGCGCACCGTGATCTGCTGCGTGCTGCGCTGCACGATGGCGTCGACGGCGGCGGGGTCGGTGGGCAGCCACGGGACCGCGCCGGACTGCGCGAGCGCGAGCGCGGCGGTATCGGCCTCGGCTCGTGGCGTGACTAGTTCGAGCGCCTTGAGCGTCTGCTGCGCGGTCGCGGTGTTCGTGTTCGCGAGCCGGCTCGCAATGTGGTCGATCGACTGTTCGAGGTTCACCCGGCGGGCGTACGGGATCGACGAGAACCGGGCGAACTCGCCCACGGCCTCGGCCCACGCGTCCGCGTAGGCGATGACCTCGTCGGCGACGCTTCCCCACGCGGCGTCCCACGCGCTGACGACAGCGGCCTGCCGGGCGTCGAAGATGGCGTCGAGCTCGGCGCGCTGGCGCAGCGAGAGCTCTACGGCTGCGGCTGTGACCACGGCGCACCCAGCACAGCGCCGGCGGGCATCGCGGGAGCGCCGGGCATGCCG